CTTGAAAGATATAAAAATGAGTTTTTAAAACCAGCTAAGAATAAAGTTGAACAAAAACAAAAAGATAAAATAATTGAAGATGCGGCTCAAGCATTAGGATTGGAAAGAGCTACCGACTTTAAAGAAATTATAACTTATATTGGTGCAAGAAATCTTTATGGTGACCAAGAATTAAAAAGATTACAGGCAAATAAAAAATCGGTATGGTATTTGGGTGGTAAAAATGGATTTAGTAAAAACAGAGAAGCTCTTAAAGCTTGGACAGATGCGGAATTTGATGGTGCAATTTCAACAAACATTTTAATTAAAACTAATAGTGCAATAGATACCACACAACCATATATTGTAATGCAATCAAATCCAAAAGAAGATGGACATGATAAAGGAATATTACAACATCTTAAAACTCAAGCAAAATATGCAAAAGGTGCTGATAAAAAACATTATGAGCATGAGATTGATTCATTTGAACACTTGGGATTTCATGATACATACGCAGTTGGATTTGATAAAAATGGTAGAACGACTGTATTTAGTATTTCAAATAAAAAAGCAAATCATTTAGAAGATATTTGGAATAATACTACTCCCGCATATATGTTGGGTTTAATTAAAGATTCATTTGGACCTAAGGTATCTAATAAAGTTATCAATATCTTACAAAAAGGTGTTGTGGAAGCAACGGATAGTAAGAAGGGTACAAATTTGGCATTTTCAGAAGCAAAAATTGATGATGCATTTGTTGGTATATGTGAACTTCCTGAGATGGAAAAATATTTGGATGCAATGCAGGGAAATAAAGCATTTAACAAATGGTTGGATGAAAATGATATTGCACCGGAAGATACGGCAGATTGGTTAAAAGCTGGGCAAGATTATACAAGACAAGCTGGTGGTGATGTTGCATACGATTCATTTGGTAAAATATTTACAAAAATAGGAGAAATTTCACAAATAGATAAATTTAGAAAAGCTAATCCAGAAATCAATTATAATTCATTATCCATACAATCCGCAGTTTCAAATAAAAATAAAGAAAAGAATGTATTGGAAGCAATTCACAATGATGTTGCCGGTTCAATAGCAAAAGCTGATAAAGAATTAGGATTCCCTAAGAAAAACGGAAAAAACGGACCACATACTCAAGCATATCTTACAACTATTATGAAATCTATGCACTTTGATTTGATGGTAACAAACTATGATAAAAATTTAGGAGTTATTACGGGTATCAGAGGAACTACATCTGCAGATTTTAGAAATGCATTAGCAATCGTATCTAAGTTTAAAGGTGAAGTAAAAACTGAGGCTGGAAGAGCTGCATTGAATAAACATTTAGTAGAGAATTGTAAATTAGACCCACAAACTAGAGCAATTGTTATTAAAGATGGTGATAAATCTTATAGTATAGTTGAAGATACGTGGAGAACAGCAGGAACATCTCAAAAAGTAGAAAAGAAAATTGGAGACCAAATGAGACATGTTCTTATAAGACAAGCAGATAACAGAAGAAAAAAAGAACATTATTAAAATGAATACACAACTACTTTGCCTTTTTACGACAAAGGAAGAAATAAATATAGCACAAGATTTTATATTAAAGAATTACACTTTAACAAATCCTAATGTTTTTATATTAGAAAACAAATCTAAACCAGATGAGTTTTTTATTACATTCAATGTAGAAAAAGGTTCTGCACCAATAGATTCTCAATGGAAAACAATTCTTGTTCATAGAAAAAAACAATCCAATACAATATACACTATAAACGCTTTAAACGAAGTAGTTAAATCAAAGACGGGTGGTATGTTAGATAATTCTTATATGATTGATTGGGAAGAATTCAGAAATTGCATAATCACCACTTCAAATTTAGGATATAAAAAAATCCCTACTAAAGTTTTCAAAAGTTTTAATGTAGAAAATTTGGAGTATTAAAATAATTTTCTTATATTAGTTGTATGACAGCTAAAAGAAAAAAATTCACTCCGATAGAACTCCACGTAAAAGACCCAAAGGATGTATTTGAGGCTTATAGGGAACAAATTGCAAAAGCCATTGTAGAAGCAATTAATCACAATTTTAATACTAGAAAGAAAACTATCGATTTTGCACAAATAATTATCAAAGAATTATTGGTAATTACACTATCAATTGATAAAAGAGAATTTGAAGACCTATTAGAAGAACAACTTAATACTTTAATTGAATTTGAAGATTATGAAACTTGTGCTTTAATAATGAAATTAAAACAAAAATATAACAAAAAACCAGTAAAATTATAAGTTATGGCAGAACATCACGTACCCTTAACAATTAACGAAGATGGATTAGTAACATCAGTTGGAAAACATAGTGACATTTACGAAACCTGTATTATGTGTGGTAAAGAAACTACTACATTAAAAACCACTCATGTCGATTTTAGATATGGATATGTAGAGGGAGCAGGACAAATGTGTAGAGAATGCTATATGGGTGAAAATAGAAACTTAATAACAATTGAAGGTAGAACAATATTAGATACACCTAACGATGCCGAATTAGGAGCAAAGGTTAGACAGATGTATTGGGATAATAAAAAATAGTTATGGCACCAAAACAAAAAGAAGGAGAATATCATATTGGAAATGGTTCTCACTTAACAATGAAATCTAGTACCATTGTTGAAATGCACGATTATCTAAAGTTAATGACAGGTGAGAGTAAATCTATTACATTAGATGTAGAAATTAAAGCAGATTTTAACAAAATACCACCAGAGTATCATCAGTTATTTTGTCAAATGATGATGGTTAGATATGGGGGGATTGTAAACATTTGGGATAATACTCAACCATTTGCAAAACCAGAAGTTAAGAAAAAGAAATGGTATCAATTTTGGAAATAAAAGAAAATTATGTTATATTCACCAAGAATTCCCACACCACCACCTATATCGGATATAAGAAAAGTAAAAACCAGTTATATGAAAGAAGAATCAGCAGTAGAATTTTGCGAAAGGGAGTATCCCGAAATGATGGTTGAATTTAAAACAATTCAACAAGAAATGTATGAAACATTTTGTAAGAAACAAAGAAATTACGGACCAGGTAATATTTCTGTTGGAACATCCCTTCAAACAAAAGAAGATATAAAATTATCTCTTACTGGTTTGTGGTTTAGAATCAATGATAAAATTCAAAGATTAAAACAATTAGTGGTTTTAGGACAGCCGGATGAGGTCGGAGAACCTATACAAGATACCTATCAGGACCTATCGGTTTATGGTATAATTGCTCAGTTAGTTCAGCGTGGAAAATGGGCAAAATAAATTTGGTAATTCAGGAAATTTTCCTTATATTTACATAGTAAAAAGTTCAAAAGGTTATATTTATCTATATAGGATATAGCTATAAAACCTTAAACTTAAAACAAATTTTTAAACTTTAAAATCTAAAAAACATGGACATTAAATTGGCCTTGTCGAGATTCAATTCTCTACAAAACAACACAAAGAAGTCTGACTCAATTTGGAAGCCAGCACCAGGTAAATCACAAATCAGAATCGTTCCTTACAAATTTAATAAGGATTTACCATTCATCGAACTTTATTTTCATTACAACATCAACAACAAGACTTACTTGTCTCCAATGTCATTTGGTAGACCTGACCCTATTGTTGAATTCGCTGAAAAATTAAAAAGAACAGGCGATACTGATGATTGGAAAGCAGGTAAAAAGATGGAACCAAAATTAAGAACTTTCGTACCTGTTATCGTAAGAGGTAAAGAAAACGAAGGTGTTAAATTCTGGGGATTTGGTAAGACAGTTTACCAAGACATTTTAGGATACATTGCTGATCCTGATTACGGAGATATTACAGACCCAATGACAGGTAGAGATATCGTATTGGATGTAACTTCAGCTGAAGAATCAAACGCAGCATATCCAACAACTGCAATCAGAATCAAACCAACTCAAACAAAGTTATCTGATGATGCAGCAACAATGCAATCTTTCTTAGAAAATCAAAAGAATATTACTGAATTGTATTCGGAATTATCTTACGCTGAATTAAAAGCAGTGTTGGAAAATTGGTTGAATCCAGGTTCAGCAGTTACTGATGATGAAATTGTTGAAGAATTGGAAGCACCAAAACCAAAAGCACAACCTAAACAATCGCAAGTATCGGTTGATATGGGTGGAGCACAAGAAATTCCAGGTGTAGGTATTGGTTCTTTACCAAATGATTTACCTTGGGAAGATGAAGCACCAAAAGCTTCTAAAGCAAAGGATGATGTAGCATCGGCATTCGATGATTTATTTAACAATTAATAGGTTACAATTATGGCCAAAGTACAAGAGGATTTAGCAAGTATTCTTGCAGATTCATTAAACAAACAAAATAAGGATGGTAGAATTGCATACTTCCTTACGGATGGTGGGGGTGATGCTCCTACTAACGTAAAAGATTGGTTATCTACGGGTAACGCTCTTTTGGATGTAGCAAT